CACTTTTACTAACTGAATCGAATATTGCAGTTCACCCATTAACCCTCCTTGGGCTGTTTATCTCGTCGGCACCCGAAAGCGCACGCTCCGGGTATTTGCCGCTAAGTCCTGATCATAAAAATCCGGTCCCGTCCGCACATACTCCATGTATATGCGGCGGCCATCCGAAAGCTCTATAGTTTTACCGTCGAGCGCCTCTTTTATCGCATCGACGTGTTCATCCACAGTCACAAAAGACCCTTTTGCGGTGTACGGCCATATTTCAAACTGGTCGAATCGCCCGCCCTTCGCTTCCAGGTCGTTTTCCATTTTTAAAACGTAGTACGGCTTTCTCGTCTTACTCGTCGTACTGTACGGCTGATAAACAGTAATTCCATCTTCTTCAAAAAGCTGTTGTATCGCCGCTCTCATAGCCCTATCCCCATGCCCATGCAGGCAGCCGTCACATCGCGCAGAATCGTAGCCGCATTCTCTTCAATGGTCCGGAGGATTATCGCGTACTTTCCGGAATGAGCCAGCTCCAGCCATTTTCCATAGTCAACGCCGTGGGCAAGGATAAGCAACGTCTGTATGGCGTCCTGCGTCGCAGATCCATTCAATGATTGCCGGGCGTGTCCGGTTCTATCCGTCCATACAGCATTCTCTTTCGCATAAGCTTCCAGCTCCGGCGCATTCTCCTGGGCAATGTCGTAAATAAGGCGAAGAAGCCGGTCGAGCCATTTATCCAGGTTTGCAATTACCGTATTAAGCCCTTGCATTACTCTTCCTCTTCAAGTGGATCTTCGATAACTTCATCGATTTCCTCTGCCCGTCCGGAAAGCTTGAATACGGCATCCGTATCACCCGGCGTCAATACCAACCGTTTTGGCTGGATAGAAAGAACTTTAAAGAACTTCCCATCATGCCCTTCAAACACATCGTCTTCCTGGATATCAGTATCATGGGTAGCGGTGACAATAACGTAATGAACAGGGATCTCCCCGCCCTCCACGATCTTCTTGTTTTCATTCGGTGAAACTTCGGTAATCCGGATAGTCACCGGGTCCATCTTCACCGGGTCCCCGTCCGGGATCAGCCCGCCAGCACCATCGTCTTCCCAAGCTTGCCTATACATGTTCGTCGTCAACGGATCAATGCTTATAAACGTCTGTATACCTTCCCGGAGAAGCCTGATTGTCGCGTTCATCGCACCCTACACCCGAAGGCAGTCGCCTTGACCGCCTTCTCTCTATACTGTTTGGCCATGTTGAAACAAAAGTCCGCCTGCTCTTTCGGCGTGTACCACTGCGTAGTCTCTTGGGCAGCACCCACAGACTTAACAGAGCCGATTTCCGCCTGAAATAAGCCCGCCTTTGCTTCCCATACGTCCGCTATAGCGTTATTTACGCTTGAGGCGTCAGCAATGAACTCGGAAATTTCAACGTCGGTAAACCTGGTATCAGCCTCAGTCCCCTCGGGGAGAATAGGCTCACCGGTTAACTTCCGGACCTTTGTTATCAACTCAGCCGTTACAGTCATGCCGCATCTCCCCCGTCAAATAAGGCGGCCAGGTCGTCATATTTCATCCGAGCGCCTTCGGTTTTATTCTTGATTAAACCCTGTTCAAGGGCCATCTCGATTAAAACAGACTTCGGTGTTTTTTCTGGTTCCACAACAGAAGGGATATCTCCCGGCTCTTCAGCGGGGATCTCCGCAATCTGAACAGGCGCCTCCCCCGGTGCCTTCTTCCCGGTGAAGAAGGGACAGGCATGTTCCGCATCGCGGCTTTTCTCTGTCCACGTTCTTTCACCAGCGGCGCATTTCCGCACAGGAAGATGGTTTGGAGGAAACGACGGATTCCAGGGGTAACTTATACAGTCAGCACATTTGGCCATCGTTTCGCTCCTTCACCGTTAGGTCAATGCAGGGATGTTCGCTTCATGGACGTAGTTCGCGGTATCCGCGATTACCCCACGCATGAATTCCCATACCCGCTCTTCAGCCGCGAGCCGCATAATATCCCCGGCCTGCACAAGGGCAGTCAGGTCTTCCTTTATCAGCTCAACAAAGCCCTCCTTGGGCTGGATGAGGTATACCTTATTGTCAGATGGTCCAGCATAGGTATAGACTTTCCCGGCTACCGTTATAGTCGCGCCGTCGTAGGCAATGATCTTCTGGATCTGAGAGAGCGGCGCATATTCACTACCCTTCTCCACTAGACGATTATTGATTACGTCGGCAATCCGGAACGCGGTCACAGAGTTAGCCAGGGCAATGGTAGGCCTGAGCGCCTGAGTGGTCACAGGATGTTTCCGCTCCATGGCGTCGATTATCGCCTTCCAAAGAGACCGGCGAACCAGTTCTCTCTCAGTCGCGTTTTCGGTGGCATCCGCAGCCGTGGTTTTAGTTTCAGTGTAAGTCCCGGCGATTATCGGCCCAAGGTAGATGTTATTCAGCATGGCGTTGAACGCATAGCCGAGCATCCTCTGAGCCTGAGCAACGCGGTACGCCTCATTGTAGGCAATCCAGTCCCGGGTGATCGCATAGCCAGTACCATAAGTAACGATCTCGGCAGTGCTCTTATCCCCGGTCTTGAAGTCTGCCAGGGGGACAGACTCCCCAGGAAGCAGATCCGCAAAAGCCATGGAAACCCCGGTGAATTCCTTTACATCAATATGACGGGTAAGGGTGGGATCATTTACTTCGCGGTAAATATCCTTATAAAGAAGGGGGTTTTCCGCAAGGCCCTTGGTCATATCAATTACGGACTTCTGTATAAAATCGTACAGATCCGCAGGGGTGTCCAACTCACCAAGGGGCTTATTATACCTGGTGGGGGCGCCGTTTCCGGTGAACTTCACCTTAACCCGGTGCATCTCCCCGCCAACCTGGAATTGCTTGACAACCTCTTTGCCGATCATTCCAGCGGCAAGGGCGTCTCTACTAATCAGTTCAGCCATTTATCCTCCTGTCCGTCTACCGACGGTCAGATTTACGATACCTCTACAGGTATCTTAGAATGCCCCGTTGACTCTATGTCTCCCAACATTGAGGCGGGGCTAAAATTACACGGTGTATACCGGCTTCACGTCGTTATCAGCGGTCTCCGTACAGGTGGACGCGCCAGTGGCAACGATCTTGAGGGTCCCAAGAAGAACCCAGGAATTCCCCGCACCGACGGCAGCCTGAATGACAGCATCGGTAGGCCGTACAGCATTAGCAGCGGCAGCAGTCCCGGCGACGGAGACGACGGTGATGGTACCTTCGACATTTTTCGCTACTATGGCGTACACGATCTCATCGGTAGTCCCAGCGGTGAGCGGGGATTCGGTCCCGTGGGCGACATCGAAGTCCGCAGCAACCGCGAAGTTTTTCAGCTTTCCGCCAACGACGACCGAGCCAGCGGATATATCCGCATTATAGTCAAACGTGCTTCCATCAGCATGAGTGGAGGGGGTAGTACCACCGTCAACCACCAAGCCTTCAACCACATGGTTCTTAAGGTAGGTCTCTACGTTCTCCAGAAGGATACTCGTAGTAGCCCGGAGGAACATGAACTCGATGTATCCAGCGGAGTCCTTTACCGCAGTGAGCTTGGCCACTTTCTCGTTCTGCCCGGCAGTCTCAGTGAGTACCTTAGCCGCAGCATCCCAGTAAAGAGCCTGTCCCTTCTCGTCGAAGTCCTGGTCGGCAATCTGGTTGGTCCTAAAAACCTTCCGATCACTAATATCTATAGTGATTTCTTTGGTTTCACCGGACCCTGTGGTCAGAGTCGCGGCGCCAACAGCGGAAAGATCCGCTACGCCAAGAAAACCATCGAGTAAGACAATTTCCTTGTCAACAATCGTGGTGCTCTGAGGGACCGTAACACGTATTTTTTCTACGTTTCTCCCAGTAACATAAGTCATTAAGCCTCCTTACACTTCTACCGTGGGAATTTCTTCAGCAGACGCGCCGGAGGGTACTTTGGGCTGTTGGACATATTTCTTTTCCACAGCGGCCTTCACCATCTCGTCGCCCATAATGCGGTCAATTTCCCCCGCAATCGCCTCTCTACTCATTCCGAGAGAGAAGCGTCCAAGCTTATCCACCCAGGAGGCCATCTCCCCGGCGGGCCTGCCATCCTTATCTAGGATACCCTTCTCCGTTTTTACCGTGGCAATCATCTCACCAAGAGCTTTTTCACCGGCGGCCTTCTCTTCACGAGCCTTCGCCTCTTTGCCGTAGGTTATAGCGGCAATGGGGTCCATTTCTCCGGCAGCGGCGACAATCTCTTGGAGCTTCGCCGAATCTGCCTTGTGCTTAGGATCTTCTAGCGCGATACCTAATTCCCCGGCGGCCTTCTGAGCAAGGCGCCCATCGGTATTCCGGGATTTCAGTTCGGCCAGGAGTTCATCGGTAGGCACTTTGTCCAATTCCATGATTTCCTCCTTGGAAATAGGTTCATACGTTACAACTCGGCGCACCTCTTCGGCATCCCCGAGTGTTATCCCTGATTCATTCTCCGCGTACGGAACACGGTAGTATTTATCCTCATGGTTCAAAACCACTTTGTCGTCAAAAGTCCGTTCCACCCAAGTGTACTCCGGGTACTTAGCCCGAGCCGCCACTTGGATTGCTTCTCTCAAGTCCTCATAGCTTCCATCGCCTATCTCGCCTACAGATACGATCTCGTTTTCCTGCCCAGTACGGTTGGGAGGAGTGAAGTCCACGGACCACAGATTGTAGTCAATTACATGGGTCTCCCCGTTTCTAACCACTATGGTCGGTTGCCCCCATATCGAGACTTCCCCGAGCAAGCCTTTCCTGATTAGGTTCTTAAGCTTGCTTTCGTCAGAGTCCACCACTATCCGGTAATAGACATATTCACCGAGCTTCAGGGCTCCTACCACCGTCCCCCCGTGTTCACGGAACTCCCAGGCGCTAGCCTCTTGGGACTGGTGACCCTTAAAACAAGGGATCGGCATCTTTGCGTTATAAATCGCGGATACTATGGCATCATAGGCAGAGTCGTCATAAACCCAGCCCTTGGTATTAGTCCGGAATTTCACTCGGACAACGTAGTCCACCGGATCTTCATCGCCATCCTTAAGCGTCTCCAGCCCAGGGCGGATAGGGATACGGTTCTTCATGGCAGAGGCTTCGTCACCGACAAGCATTTCTCCGTCAAGAATAAGTCTCCCGGCTTCTTGCATCTCCCCTTCCAGGAGAGCCCCCGGAATCGTCAGCTCGTGGTCTTCGTAGTGTTTCTTTATGTGCTTTTTCGCCGCTTCTTTTTCATCGTCAGCTAGATTCGCAATCCCCGCAACGGCCAGCACTAACCCCGACCGGGAGACAACCATGTCGCCTGAAGTATTGATCTCATGATGAGGAAGCTTTTTATCCACGGCATACATCTCGGCAATATACTCATCCGGAACCGCCCGGGGATCTTCCCACTTTTTCCCGGAAAGTACATCATTCTTTATCGCCATCGACCCGCTCCTTATGTGGTCGTCTAAACTTGACCACGATCTCGTCATCCTTCGATATGTCAAATTGCGCGATGATTAAGTGAAAAGCATCCGCGATAAACTTCATTTCCTTTCGCAGCTCTCCTATATTCATGCCGCATCCACCTTCAGGATCTCTTCGCGGTCTATCATCCTCCGGGTAACCGCCACCTGGTAACAAAGACAATTTGGGTGGGGAACATCGGGAACCGCATCAACCGGGAATACGCCAATACCTAGGCCTTCATCATGGTGCGCGTAGTCGTCGCATACATCCCGCTCCGGGTGCGTATTAGCCAGCCGCCAGCGCACACCGATTACCGCTGGGTTATTCCGGGCGGCCTCTATAACCGAGTCATGATAGACAGTCGAGAGCTCTGTTCTGGCAAGGCGTAAGGATTCATACGCCATATTCCCCGGGATTCTCCCGCCCATCCGCTTCATCATCTCGGGGTACTTTTTGGTCAGGGTAGCCGCCCCGTCCTTGATATAGGTCTCTAGTTGTTTTGCGACAAGCTTCGCGTCCTTCCCCACCCCGTCGTTGAGGATCTTCTTAATTGCGTCCATATCAGCAGAATTCCATATCCGATCTGAAAGCTTCCGGCCATACCGTTCAAACTGGAAAGTCTTTTCAACTACTTGGATTTGCCGGGCCTGGAAGGATTTCTTTATGATAGCATCCCCACCAACAATATTGATTAAGGGTTTAACCGCCGGCTTCATCGCGGCGGCGGATGCCTTCGCGGCATTCCCGGAGAGTATCGAGAAGATGGATGTTGCGAAAAGCCCTTGAGCAGCAGAAAGCTCACTCTTGCTTATCTTACGGAGAATTCCCGCCCCCAAGACAAGGTTCCGGACAATACGGAATAGCGCGGCCTTGATTTCCCGCTCAGTGGAAAGTATTAGCGAATCCCGTGCGGCAATCGCTTCAATCTCTTCTTCCGTCAGTCCAGTGTAGTCCATTAACCCCTTATATCAGCCAGTAGACTATTCATAGTCTCCGGGCTCAATGTGTTTATATCGCCATCGGAAAGCCGTATCGCCAGTTTTTCTATCCGGTCGGTGACGAGTGCCATGCGTATTGCCAGCTCACCCTCCCCGCCTTTCCCGAAGTACTCTTTCAGCCCAGGAAGGTATTCTTTCACCGCCTCGAATGCGCTACTCGGGGCTATAACCTTCCGGTCGATGAGGGAGGAGAGCGCCGTTGCTAGGCTGGAGAGCCGTGTCACGAAGGCTGTTTCATCCTTCTCCGTTGCCTCCGGCCATTCAAGATCCAGGTCATCCGCAATGTTTACGCCCTTAGTCTTATTCGCCATAACCAGAGTAGTGAAAAAGAGCTTCCGGAATACGGAATCTACTTCTTGCCGCTTCCCGATTATCTTCCGCGCCCATACGGGGGACTGTTCTTTCACCGAAGCGTTGGAAGTAGCCATATTAGTGCCATATAAATATTCCGGCATGGTCAGGTCTATAATGCAGTAATAAAGGAGCTCCAGGGTTTTAGCCATATCGCTGGCCATTGAATCAGCCTGTAAATATCCAGCCTTATCTTCTGAGCCAGGCATAAATAAAGCGCCAACCTTTGAAAGATCCACGCTCGCCTTGCCTGATTTTAGTAAATCAGGTTCCACCCCGAAGGTGCTACGAATAAAGTCGTTTATATTCGACACGCTAAACCACGGCTTTGGAGTCGCGTTGTTCTTAATTGAAATAAGAAGGCGGTCCATTACCTTGTCATACGCATCGATGAACGGGATTGCCGCCGTGATTTCAGGGCGGCCATCGGACATCCAGGGTTCCTTCGCGTTATAAAACCGGATAATCGGGACAATCCCAAAGGAGTTGGCCTCTTCTTCCTCTTTTTCCGAGAACTTCCCCTCAATCCAGGGAGGTATAGCACCGGAGTACTTGGTCTTTATTTTTTTTGCGTTGATCTTCTCTAAAACCTTACACTCTTTGTCCGCGCCAGTCGAATCCTTCCAACCAAGCTCATACTCCAGGGTTATTTCCCCGATTTCCCCGTTCACATCCGGGATTACATTTTTGACCATATCGCGGGGTATCGACCGAGCCATGAGCTGATTGCCGTATACCGTTTCCTCGAAGGACAACCGGATATATGCGCAAGCGTCGATGTAAGTAGCCCGCTGGGTAGTGACAATCGCAGAAGTGTTTCGCTTGATAAACTTCTCAAGCTCTTTCCGCGCGTCTTCGTTTTTTAACGCAGGAGCAGGAATTCCGACATAGGATGTCAGCGTATCGATGTACGGCTTAACGCACCAAGAACCGAAGGGGTAAACGGGAGTCAGGCAACGACCAATACCAACATTTCCGTACATTGACCGGGAAAGCTCATAGTTCACCTTCTTGTTGTCGAGTGAGAAAGGCTTATACCAGTTACCCTGGAAAGTGATTGATCTTAGCCGGTCTCTAAAAAATCCCATTTAGCCCCTTGTACCAAAAAATCTAAAACAGCAGCAACCGGGTATGAGGAGGTTGACAAGATGAGGGGAGCGCAAACCCGGCCACTGCATTCAGCACGCTCCATGGCCTGAATAATAATGCATATACAGCAGTATGTCAAGCCCCCATTTTTTGATGCAAATAGCGCCTGTGTTTTATCCAAAAAATCAGGGGGCGTGCCGACTTTCGGAACGAAAGTTGGGACTATCTCTCCTTTACTCTACTTTCCTTTCCTATGCGGATAACTTCTCCGGTTATGCCTATATCCGGGGATTTCCGGAGCGGAAAAGCCGATATCCGCGCGGATATGCAGGTTCAGCAGGTATAACCGGGTCGGAAATAATTTTTTCCGAAAATGCACGGAAAAATATTTTTAAAAGTTCAGTGCAATAATTGCATTGACAGGATGCAGATTATGTGGTAAATTTAAGCATGAATAGAGTATTGAAAAGGCCTAGAAAAAGGCCGGAGGTTGACCGTGGAAGCATCTGATTTACTGGACAAGATGGAAGCCTTTTTTCTTTCACGTACCAACTATCCCCCTACTGTATCGGAGGCCGCTGGAACCGTCGAATCCTGGTTAAGAGAGCAGGCCCAAGAGGAACGCCGTGAACAGGATCGAGCGGAGATTATGGCTGTTGTAAGCCGATAGGAGAACAATCATGGCAATGACTAAGAAAGAACAGGCGGAGATGGAAGCTCTGAGAACCAGGCTTGAACATAAAAACAAATTATCAGAAGCAGTGCGGAATAAACTTGCAGAGGCGGTGCAGCTCTGGGCAGACGAAAACCTACCCGGTCGTCCCGCTATTCTCGGTTATTGTGTATATTCATCAGTCGAAGCCGCACTACTTCAAAAGCAAAAAGAAATCGAAGAAACTTTTAAGATCTAGGGACGTTATACGGATGGGTATAACGGATGTTCGACGGATTGACGCGCCGCATAACTGCGTCATGCGGACGGTCAACTAAACCGCCCGAAAGGAGTAACTTGTGGATTTTCGTAAAGGCATGGAATGTCCTAACTG